CACAGTACCATCATAGTTTTTATAATCAATGTCAAAACCATTATGGCCACCAGTCAAGAGCTCCTCATAATACGCCTTCCAAACCGCCTCCTTATCTCTACCAATCCCATGGCACCAGACGAAGCCAGCCTTACTCTTATACCAATCTACAAAACGACCAAAATACTTTCGAAACAGCAGAGTCACTTCCAAACCAGGTTGAACAAACACCCTTGTTTTTCCGATTACTGCCTTCCGCTTCTCAGTTAGCTCATCCTTATTAGTTGCTGCCCAAAAAGTTGTCAACATTCGCCCTTCATGCAAATCTTGTTCACAACGATTAAACCAGTCTACAAAGGTTGTACCTAACATCGGAATTTTGAACGTTTTCGCCTTATCAGAAAAAGAGTACTCCAACTTCTGCATCTGCCCATCCACCATCGGTAACTCAGTAGCCTTAAACAGTTCACTTTTTCCATTCTTAAAGTAACGTTGTATATACCCTGTGGAAGTATTCATCACCACTTGGTTCATATCCCCGAAACCATTGATCATCTCTAGATCACTCAAGTCTCCAGGATAACCAAGCGGCTCTACTTGATCACACATATACGCCATCACTTTATTATGGATAGATGTACTAGGATAAGACGACGCCTTCACAGCGAACTTTTGAGCATGCGTAAATAGCGGATGGACTTTAACTCCATCAACTACCACTACACGTTTCTCAGTTGGCACAAACTCATCAAGCCAGTCCTCACACACTAATCCAGTCCTACAGAAACCAGTTGTCGATGGTTGGAATCTCTCTATCTTCTCACCATTCATGGTGAGTTTTCCAAGAATTTCCACAGGCTCCGTCCAGTAACTACACCCCGCTTCCGCAACGATCTCCACATTCTCATCACGTGGCTCCAAAACATCCGCAGTAATATACATCCTACACCCTACTTTATATTGAGTTTCCTCAATATCTTCATAGGTAAGATCCGCAATTCCTACGGTGTTCTGGCTCTTATCAACCCCCCAACAGTGGATACCCACTATCGGACGGTGAAAAGACTTTCCATGAATCAAATAAGGACGACCACAGTCTCCAAACTGCGTAGTCTGTTCTGTCTTTGCAGGCAGACCAAACTCCCCTTCGTGCTCATAACACCAGGAAAATCCAATTACCGCTTTGAGAGGCTCTTGCTCAGCATCACGCGATAATAAAATTCCCTTAGAGTCAGTTCCACACATACTATCCCTCATCTTCCGGGTCATAAAGAACTTCTTTATGTCCTTCACATGAGGCACCACGAACCCATAAATGCTCACGAGTCTACAATCGCGAGCTCCCATAGTTGTTGAGCGACCAACAACTACTTCAGAGTTCACAGCATCCATCCCGATCACAACACACATGCTAGTATCACCTTTCCTATCTCTAGGATACAGCAACAACTCAACATCCGGCGCATCCACCTCTCGATATGACACATAAAAATGGTTCGGAATCAACATAGTCTTATTGTCAAGCATCAAGCAATTCACTCCCTTACACATCCCTATAGACGGTGCAGAAATTTCGATACGCAATACGTTCTTCTGAACACAAATTGCAATATCAGAAATTTCCTCTTCCCGTTTAAGGGCTGTGACCGGGCGCGAAGCACTTGGCTTCACAACTCCACGAGTTGGTTGTTTCGCATTCCCTGGATCATATTGAGGACCTTCCTCAACAACATCAGTTATCGCTATAGTCTTACTAAGATAGCTTTTCGCCAACTTGTAAACTCCATACACCAACACAAATGCCCCTGCTACTCCTAGAAGAGCCAGACCATACTTCAGGACCCCTTGCCATTTCTGGACCGGGGGACCACGAAATATTTCCGGTTCCGGTATCGCCATAAGCGACACCACTAGTCGTATAAAGTCATCATGTGTACTGGGCGTATAAAGTTTCAAATTTAACGGCGAAGGCTTCATTCCAGCAGCATCACTACTGAAACTATTCCAACTAGGCCACCCGAGCTCAGTAATTCGTCGCCGCACATCCCTCACGATGCGCTGCGCAACTTCATACGTTAACTCCTTGGCCTTGTAAGCTTTCCATGCAGACATAGCAACACCATACCATGCCAACCTCAACGTTGGAGTAACTGAATACAGAGGATTCTGTTCAATTGCATCCCACATGCCATCATCTATCGTGGTTCTCTTAGTTCTCTTGCCAACTAACTGCTCTAGAGTATCTTTCTCCATCTCTCTATCCACAGCTAGAATCTTATCGAACTTCGAGTTCACACGACACATACGCATATACTCATCACTCACACGCTTGATCACATCGGAAACTTTCGTTTCCTCACGCGCTACACAACCACCAACTAACGACAATTCATTCAACACAAACGCTTGGTCCAAAATATCCATCACTTCATCTGGAGTTCCACACTTCAAACTGAGTGAAGCCAACAAATCCGTATCGAGTACTTTCCCTTTCAAGAAACGTTCCCTACACTTCATCGTATACGAATATTTAAACCTACGCGTCAGCGCCGACTTCTCACGAATGGACGCCGCAACCGTCACATCACGAATATTAGAAGTTACACACACAAAGTTTGAATCAAACACTGTGTCCTTATCCTCAATATTAGCCATGTTCAGGTGAGCTACAGATCCATTAATAAGGTGAATCATCTGAGCCACATCACCATCCTCAACACCCGCCATAAAGTCATCGCACATGACCCAATGCTGGCTACTGTATCCATCCATGTATTTTTGTTCCGGATCTGATGGTTTAAAATACACGTTCCTCGGCACATCTTCAACATTACACAGCCCAACACGCGGCAAAACAATCTTTGGTATTATCTTCGACCATACTAATGACTTTCCGCAACCAGGGGCTCCCTCGATCCATATTCCTATGGGTTCGATTCGTCCACTAATCGCTTCAAATCGTTTATGCATCCTCGCAAATAAATCGCAAACTGCTTCCGCCGTCCTCATCCACGTGACTGGAAACCCACGTATCTGAGGACCATGCGCACGAATCTCCAGAGCATACTCCTGTAGCTCAGCTAAAACATCATAATTCAACTTTCCTTGAACTGATTTAAAGATCTGATTTGCGTCAAACCTCCCCTCAGCCTTGAGATTGTCAAACTCCGTTTGCCACTGAACTATTCGACCTTCATTCTGCTCCATCCAATTCGTGAAAGTATTCCTCCCCTCAAAGAAATACTCCATACCAGACGTAAGGCCACTCTTCATTGAACTCCATAACGTGGGAACCGACTTTACTGCAAGACTCAGCTTTGACGCTGTACCTGCAGCCTCACCCAGTTTCCACAGGGTCAAATTGCGCAGTGCCTTACCATCACTCTTTGCAAATCCTATGCCCAACACCGCCAGCATACCAGCTACTAGCGTTGAGGACACAGCACAAGCAATCGCTGAATACGACCACTCCGCCTCCAATGCAGGCGAAGCCAACTTGACCGGTTTGTTGGTATTAC